GATCACCCAATCTATTATGAATTCTGGTCAAACTGGTGGTTAGTCCAGTCTCAGCGGGTGCAAACTTATGCAACAAGTAAATCAACTTGTCATAATTAGAGCCGTCTGCAAGTAGACGAAGGGTTTGCAAACTTGCCAATCCCAACGCACTTTGCACCCGTGCTTCAAGACCGTACCCATGTTCTGACTCAGTGCTGGTGCTAAGTGCAACTCCAATATTTATTTGAGCTCTATGCACTAGTTGGGTGGCTAAGCGTTCCCCCATCTCTGTACGCTTTTCACGCGTGCCAGGCAGCGGCTTAATTTGCCGACCCTTGCCCTTTTGCCACTCAATCATGTCCTGAACATAAACACGCCATGCTTCCTTAGACACTTTAGTTGGTAGATTACCAACCATAGTGCCAGACATTAGATCGGAATCTATCAAATTCAACCTCGATCTATCACCATTAGCGCGTTCATAAACTTCATAATCTCTGTGGTCACGCGTGGCCAATTGACTAGCCCACATTCCTGGTACTCGCCAAGTGGGCAGGGGGCCTAGTGGCTTCGCATAATACCCGTCGATCAATTGCAAATGTTGCAGTAACCCTAGGCCACCATTGGGCAGTGAGACACCCATGTGATCCAGACTGGGGTAATAACTAAATTTCTCCCCTTGTCGGTTAGTGAACCTAGTGCCACAATGTTTCCGAACCAGCAATTGATATAAGCGACGCACATCTATATTGACACCACGCTGAACACACTTAACCAGTTGGTCTTCAAAAGCAGAAGCACGATCCCACATGCCACTAACCGCAGTGCTTGAGAAAAACTCTCCATTAATTAAACCAATAGCACCACGTAGCGCATAACCGTACACTTCGCCAGCTTTAACATCATAACATTCGCGAAGAAATTCCATATATTCTCCACTCACACTAATTTTACTGACTTGACCTGCAAAACCCAGCTCGTTCAGCAAATAACACTGAATATATTGTTGCCATAATCCATTCGCCAAGGCTAATACATCATCACCATGTTCAGTACGCAAAACGGGCCATAAATGTTCACCAGTCAACAGCAACCACACCTTGTCCACTACTAACAAGTAAACATGATTTAATTGCGAGTTAGTGAAACTAGTGCCACGGCTGCCTGTCATCAAACTGCGCTCTACAAATGCACCTTGCTCATCCATTTGTGCCTCCATGAATGTTCGTTTTAATCCCTCAGCCACAGCATAAGCAGCATCCTTAATTAACTGACCATTTGTGCCCGAGTAAGCGCGACGCTTACCTGTACCAGATGAAAGCCAATTTTCCATCAACCGGCCCGATTCCTGAGATTTGTCACGCTCAGCTAAAACTTCAGCCGTTTTCATCCACAATTTAGCTTGCCTATCCAGCGTATGATTAACATTAAAGTCAGAATAATCATACATTGTAGCACGCATTCCAGAACGAACCGCATTCATCATAGCACTATTCAATTGTAGACGCTTCACGTTATCCAACGTAGCGTAGTCTTCTAACTGATCGGAACACCTGTTCTTATCAAATTGCTCTAGCACAATGCTACCCAGATAGTAGAACATCACGCCACTATTCCATAATGGGCGCGATTTTCCAGGCTCATCTTTACGTGCTGAACGACTGTGATAGATTATGCGGTGTGGCTTTTGCAACAAGTCAACCACTTCACTCGCTTTAATCTGGGCGAATGCTGCTCGTTTATTCAAACGCACAATTTCACCATCCTCCGTCTTCAATTTCCAACCCGGCGCAGAACCACCACTAACCCATGACAGTCTGGTGCTGTGCAACCAATCCAATGACTTCAACTGAACGTTCTCACGAACACCCCGCCTAATCACTTCATCAATGGAAGTATCAATAAGCTTTTCCAGCGTAGTGCCATGCATACGCAACGTCTTTATCCACAACGGAGCAATGGGGCATGGTTTATCTAATCGCATCAAAATTTCAGCAGAAGCATCAAACGCCCAACGGGAGCTTCGACCTAACACCATTTCTAATCCATACCATCTTGCCATTTCTCGCACATTCATTGGTGCATCTGTGATTGGGTGTACA